CAACAGTTTAGCGAATATGCGTATGTTCGTATGCGCGGTCGTCAGATGGCGTTTAAAATTGAATCTAATAGGGTCGATGTGCAGTGGCAATTAGGCGTACCTCGTATTGATATTAGACCCGACGGAAGAAGATAATGTCCACCCCAAATACTGTAGCCCCAAGGCTACCCGTTGCACCCATAGAATACGACCAGCGTTTTATGGAAGAGTTTCTTCGTATCTTGCGTTTATATTTTGCTCAATTAGATAATAATGGCCCCATCCAAGGTACTACATTAAACTTAAGCAGTATCAACCAAACGACCAATGCGCCGATTATAGGTATTCCAACACAAGCTAGTTTGGCTACTTTAAGGGTTGGGGATGTCTACTACGATACTACAGCCGGTAACGTGTTAAAGATTAAGACCTAAAGGGTATAAATAATGATAAAATCGAGCAAAATCAAAGGATAGGATATGGCTGGAATCTTAGGAAACGATAGTAGTTTAACTAGCAAGGCGCAAGAGCTTGCTAATGCTGTTGTGGGCGAAGCACAGCCAAACGAGATACCGACTGCCCAAATCCTTTTACATGATTTTCATTTACGAGGAATTCCCCCTAAAGCAGGTATTGCTGGGGCTATGCAAGAGCTACAAGCTGGGTTAAAAATGTACCGTGAGCATAATACTGTTATGGCTATTAAAAAGCTTAGTCCTGTAATAGCACAAGTGCATTTCTTTACTATGGACCCAGAACCTGTATTTGACCAGTTAGTTAAAACTTGGCTTGATAAATTACGTCAAGCTGGTGGTAAGGTAATCTATGACTCTGTGTCTGACCCCCATATTGTTAGAGCACTACATAAAGCAGGTGCACAAATCCAGCCTTCAGATATTCCTAAGTTTAAATTAAAGGCTCTAATATGAGCCAAGTCATTGAATCTACTACACAAAAAGTAGAAGCGATGCTCCCAGAATTAAAAGCAATGCCCCAAGTGGATTGCCAAGAAAAGCATTATTTTGGACCTAGTTTATACATCAAAGAAGTGACTATGCCAGCAGGTTCCATTATTATTGGAAAACCCCATAAAGTTGCGCATATGTGTGTTATGTTGCAAGGAAAAATGATTTTAGTAGCAGAAGATGGGTCGAAGAAAGAAGTTAAAGCACCACTTACCTTTGTTGGTACGCCGGGGCGTAAAGTGGCATACATACTGGAGACAACTGTTTTTCAGAATATCTATGCAACTGATGAGACTGATATTGAGAAATTAGAAAATATGTTTATTGAACAGCCTAGGCTGGAAGGAAAATAATATGGCTTTCGTTGATGTAGCTTTGGCTGTTGGTACAGCTGTCGGTGCTGATGCACTTGGTGCGGGTGCTGCCACTATGATTGGTGGTGGTCTTATGGGTGCTGGCATTGGTGGTATTGGTGCTGCCCTTACTGGTGGAAACATTGGGCAAGGTATGCTCCTTGGAGGTGGTCTAGGTGCTGGCGGTGCTGGGCTATTAGGTGCTGGTACCGCAGCTGCTCCTGCTGTTGCTGAAGCTCTTCCTGGTGTTGGCGTAGGCGGTGCTGCCCCTATTGCTACTGGCGCTGTTGCTCCTACAGGTGATGCGATTGCTGGTATGAATGCTTTAAATGGTTGGACTGGTACTAGCGCAGCTTCTACTGCCCTTCCTGATGTATCCGCTGCAGAGTTGGCTTCATATAACACCCCCGCTTTTGACCCTAATCTTGTTGCTCAAGAACCTACTAGTTTCTGGGATTCTTCAACTGGAAAAATGATTAAGTATGGTGGCGGTGCTTTAGCTTTAGGTTCGTTGTTAAGTGCAAATAATAAAAAGTATGGCACGCTATCTCCAAGCCAAACTACCTCAAACCCACTACCTTATAAGTCAAACTTTGGTACATACCAACCACTAGATACTTCTGTTATGCGTCAAATGGGAACACCTAGTGGCCCTTATACTGGAACTCCTTACGGTGCTCCTGGGTATGTTGGTAGTCAAGTTGGGTATGCTGAAGGTGGTATTGCTGATGCTAATCCAATGGGTAACCCAAGTGTTGGCCCTGTTGAGCAAATGTCTAGGGATAATGCACTTGGTCAAAACCAAATGTTCCCACAAGCCAATATTAATAGCCCAGCATTTTCTAGCCCAACAAACACCCCTATGGGTAGCAATATGATTGCAGCGGCGGGAGATACAAATGTGGACCCTTATACTGGCGCTGAAAAGTTTGCTGGTGGTGGTATTGCTGGCCATAGCACGTTAGGTGGATATGCAGCTGGTGGTAATCCTCGCTTATTAAAAGGTCCTGGAGATGGTATTTCGGATTCAATTCCGGCTGTTATAGGAGATAAGCAACCGGCTAGACTTGCGGATGGAGAATTTGTTCTGCCCTCTAGAATAGTATCTGAAATAGGTAATGGTTCCACAGAAGCTGGAGCTAGAAAACTTCATGCTATGATGGATAGAGTTCAAAATGCCCGTAAAAAAAGTATAGGTAAAGGCAAGTTTGCAAAAGACGGAAAAGCGGCTAAAGAATTAAATAAACTATGAGTGCACGAGGACCCCGATACGAAGCTCAACAAAAGGGCGAACGATATTATATGGCAGTAACACCATGTAAAAGGGGTCATTTGGCTTTGCGAATAACTAGTACGGGCACATGCATAGAGTGTAGAAAAATATTAACTATGCAAAGATATTATGCTAACCCAGAAAAAACTAAAAAACTAATTAAAGCTAGATACCGAGCTAATGCTGAAAAATACCGTGAACTTCGTAAACAAAACTATGCTGCAAACCCAGATAAAGAAAGAGAAGCATCTAAACTTCGTAGTAAAGAATGGCGTAAATTAAACCCTAACCATGAGGGCACAAAGCTAGTTAAACAAACTTATGCTAAGTCTAACCAAGGTAAGCTAAAAGCATACATAAATTGTGCTAAACGTAGGGCAGCTAAACTTCAACGTACACCAAAATGGCTTACTGATATTGACCACGAACGTATTGAAAACGAATATAAATTAGCTGCTTTATTAACTAAATTGTGGGGTGAACCTTGGCATGTGGACCATATAATCCCTTTGCAAGGTAAGTTTGTGTCTGGGCTTCATGTGCCTAGCAACTTAAGGGCTATAAAGGGTTCTGAAAATGTATCTAAAGCTAACAGGTTCATTCCAAAATGAGTTTAGAAGTTCGCTTAATTGGCCCTAAATGCTTAAGTGCTATGTTTCCTAGAGTACAGGGTTACATAGCTAAAGGCTTGAAAGATACAGATGATTGCACAGCAACGGATGCAAAAGAGTATCTTGAACGGGGAGATTGGCAGTTATTTGCAGTTTTTAATGAGGAAAATGAAATTAAAGGGGCGTATGTTACTACCCTTAATCAAGCTCCTACTGGTAAAATTGCAGTAATTATATCTGCTGCAGGTGATGGGCTGGCTAGTCAAGAAGTATTTAGTCAGCTGTGTGAAGTATTTAAAGTATCAGGTGCTACGAAAGTCCAAGCATTGGCTCAGGAATCGGCAGCTAGGTTATATAAACGTGTTGGCTTTAAGAATAAAGCTATATTAGTGGAGAAGACATTATGGGCGGAGTAGTTAATGCAATTTTTGGCGGCGGTGGCGGTGGCGGTGGCGGTGGTAGTAGTCAACCTGCTCCAACTTCTCAAAACCAAACAGTATCTAATATTGCGCCTTGGGCACAAGCTGGTGTCTCCGACCTGATTAATGCTGGTATGGGTCAAGTGTTTAATACTAATCCAGATGGCACTATAAATACAAACTCTATGAAAGGCTATACGCCTTTTAATGCTAATACCCCTGCAGGGCAAGAATGGGTACAAGGTGCAGCGGGTAGCGTAGCTGGATTCTCTCCACTTCAACAACAAGCTCAAGCAGCTATCGGTAATATGCAGGTTCCTGGGCAGTACAACACTGCTATGAATGCAGCTCAACAATCTGGACAAGGGTACTTAGATACTACTGGTCAAGCTATGGGGTATGGCCAAACTGGTCAAGCTGCTGGTCTAGCTGGTATGGCTCAAGGTATGAGCTACGGACAAAACGCAACAAACCCAAATGCTGTTGCTGCTTACATGAATCCGTATTTACAAAATACTTTAAACCCAGCATTGCAATTACAGAATCAACAGTTCGGTCAAATTAATGCACAGAACCAAGGCCAAGCCACTCAACAGGGTGCATTTGGTGGTGGTCGTCAAGCTGTTATGCAAGGACTAAACCAACAAAATCAAATGCTTGCACAGAACCAACTAGTTGGTAATGCGTATAACCAAGCTTACAACACAGCTAATCAGAATATGCAAAATGCTGCTAGTCTAGGTATGCAAGGCGCTGGTTTAGGTATTCAAGGTGCTAATGCGGGTCTTGCTGGTGTTGGCGCGCAACAAGCTGGCTATGGTGGTGTAGGTTCACAAGCTACTAACTTAGCTAACATTGCTGGCGCACAAACAACTACGGGTCTTGGTATTAATGCAGCTCAACAAGCTGCTGGTGCAACACAACAACAGAACCAACAGAACATCCTTAATCAAGCGATGGCTAACTACAATACTGCTCAGACTTANCCAATGACACAGTTGGCACAGTTAGAGTCTATGTATACTGGCGCTCCACAAAACATTACTTCTTCTACATACTCTGCTGCTCCTAGCACTACTTCACAGTTAGCTGGTCTTGGTACCGCTGCTATTGGCGCATCTAAGTTAATGGGTGCAACTGGTGGATTGCCTAAAGAGTTTAAAACTAAGAAGATGGCTACTGGTGGTATTGCTAGTGGTGTACCTGCCCCTAAACTAGATGCAATGCTTGGACGATTAGATGACCAACAGTTAGCTCAAAAAGCTGACCCAAAAAATAGTGACCCACAAACTGCTCAAGCAGCACTAAGCCAACAGGCTTTCCGTGCACAGATGCGTCCAGCAGGTATTGGTTCTGCATACAACTTTAATGCAGCAGGTGGTGGTATTGTGGCTTTCGCTGATGGTGGTCCTGCTGAATCCCCTTCAGACCTTAAGTCTGTATTAATGAGAGATTATCAAACCCCAATTGAAGAACGTATTTCACAAAATAAAGCACTACAACCTAATACTGACTTTGCTAAAAAATATAGTGGCATTCTAGACCAAGTTGGCTATGACATGGGCGCTGATAAATCTCAAGCTCAGGGTTTACGCTTACTTCAAGCTGGCCTAGGTATTATGGGTGGTACATCTCCATTTGCTGCAGCTAATATTGGACAGGGTTCACAAGCTGCATTGGCTGGCTATGGTGAAGATGTTAAAGACATGAAACGTCAACAGATGGACTTAGCTAAACAGCAGTTTGAACTTGGTAAGTTTGGATATAATACTGAAGCGGATATTCTTAAAGCAGATAAAGAAGACCATAAAGCGCTTCGCGACGACCTCGTTAAGATTCTTGGTTCTGAAACAGCAGCTGATGCCGCTATTCAATCTGCTAAGATTCATGCGGGCGCTACTGTTGCTGCAGCTGGTATCTCTGCTGATAAAGCAAGCGCTAAAGAAAGACAAGGTATTCAAACTGTATTTGATTCTTTGGTTGCACAAGGTTATGACCCTAAGAGTCCAATTACTAAAGATATGGCGCAGCAACAATATCTTGCGCAAACACGTCCTTACGGCGCATCTTCAATGATGTCTGCCTTGGCTACTGAAGTTGCTAAAGATGGGCAGATTAAAACACTAAATACTCAGCTACAGATTGCAAGTATGGGTGGAGATAAGGCTAAAGTTGAAGAAATTCAAAATCAAATTGCTGCTAGAACTAAAGAAATACAAACTCAATTTCAACAAACAGCCGCTTCTATGAAACCCGGTGGCGCTAACCCAGTACCTCAACCTAACCCAGTTACTGCTGGTGCAGCAGGGAATGCTGGTGCGCAATATACTTGGGACCCCAAACAAAATAAGCTAGTTCCTATCAGCCAAGTCCAACAATAGGTTAAAATAGCTTATGACCACAGTAAGCATACCTAATGTTGGGATGGTTAACTTCCCTGACGGCATGTCCCCTGAGGACATCTCTAATGCCATCCAAAATGACATACTGCCTAACTACGCTAAAGCGCAGGGGCAAGCTCCTGCACAACCAGCACCTACAGAAGAACCTAAAAGCACTGGAATAACTGGTGCTATATCCGATATTAATAGGGCGGTTACCGACGTACTTACTCCAAGTCAAGAAACTATTGGCGCTGCTAAGAAGGGCTTTGTAAATGTTAAGTCTTCTTTAGTACAAAACCAAATTGCTAGCTTAATGGAGTTGCAAGCTGCTGATAAAGAAAAGTATGGGGAACACTATGAAGGTGCCCCAGCTAGCGAATTAGATAAGATTACTGCTCGTGATAAAGCCATTGTAGATAAGATGGGGACTATTGCTGAGCAAGGTGTTGAGAAGAAAGCTATTGAAGCAGAGCATGGTGTTAACCCGCTTGTTTCTAAGTTAACTAATTTAAGACAGTCAGATGCATATAGTAACTCTGACTTTATGGATAAGCTCCAAGCTACTGGGCATGAGATTGCAAGTAACCCCAAAGATATTCCAGGGTGGATGGCTAACGTAGCCTTAGAGTCTTTGCCTTCTTCTTTAGCTATGGCGGCTACCGCATTAGCAGCTAGGTTCGGTGGGTTTAATCCTACTGTAGCTGCTGGCACTGCTGGTGCTTCCTCTGCATTTATGGAGTTTGGTGGCGAGTATGCTGACCTCCGTGCACAAGGTATGGACCACGATGAAGCTTGGCAAAAGGCTTCTGTTAAGTCTGGCGTAATTGGTTTGTTTGATGCGGCCTCTGCTGGTGCTGCAGGTAAAGCCGCTGGTCAGATTCTAAAAGATGTTGAAAAAGGCGCGCTTAAAGCCGCTGCAAAAGATACTGGTAAAGAAGTTGGTATTCAAGCACTCTATGGTATGGGCGGTGAAGCGTTAGGTTCATTTGCATCTAATCAAGCTATTGACCCTATATCTGTTATCGAAGAAGGTATTGGTGAAATTGCAGGTGCTCCTGTAGAAGCTGCTGGTACATTTAAATCTAAACAACAAGAAGCTATTGCAGCTAGAGAACCACAACCTACACCTGAAGTAGTACCTCCACAACCAGCACCAGGTCCTGTAGTACAAACCGCAGCTGGTACACCTATTCCAACAATGCCATTGGATACCGCAGTTAAAGCAACTGAAGCAAAAGCAAATGCTCCTATTCAGTCAGAAGCTAATATAGACGCACAGGTTCAAGCAAAAGCGGAAGAGCTTGGTATACCATTAGCAGATGCACAAAAATTAGTAGCAGAGGAGACACAAAGTGGAACAAAACCGAATACTGGAGTTAACGCCGGAGTTAATCAGCCAAGCATTCCTGTGCCTCAAAATGGACTTCAGCCCACCGGAGGAGTTGAGGCATCTCAACCTGCAGGATTGGCAAGCCCTGTCGGAGTTACTGGACAACCTGGAGTACGAACAGAAGCTGTGCAAACGGCTGAACCAAGTCCATTAGACCCAGAATTAAAAGCCCGTGCAGGGATGCGCCTTGAGCAGTTACTTACAGAAGTTCAACAAACAGGTAAATTAAATCTTAAAGAACTAAACAAACTTGCTAGAGAGTTGGAGATTAAACCTACTCAAAATGCCCAGTTAACAGCAGAAGCAATAGCTGAAAAACTTAATGCGGTACCTACACCTATTGAAGTGGCTCCAACTCAAACTACACAATCAACTAATGTAAGTTTAGAACCCCCTCAGCTATTAAATGTTGATGGAACCCCTATACAGGTTACACCTGCACAAGAAGCTGCCCCAGCACCACAAGCAACTAAAGGTAAACGCACTGGTCGTCCAGCTGCGGTATTAACTCCTGAAGAACAGGCTGCTAAGAAACAAGCTAAAGCTGCTCAGACTAAAGAGTGGAAAGCAACCGATAAAACACTAGCTGCAGCTAGAGCAGTGCTTGAGAATCCTGAGCCAGTTAGAGAAGACTTTCCTACGCAAGATGCGTACCTTGAGGCTGGTATGCGTCACAGGTCTGAACGTAATCAGGCACTAGATGCATTGCATGCGGTAGCTACCGGCCCACAACGTGCTGGTAAATTAGGGCAAACTGCTAAGGTAGGTTTAGACCACCCATCTATTTCTACACAGGAACGTACTAATCTTCAGCAACGAGTAGAGCTAAAAAAGAAAGCTGGTACTGGTAAACCTTCTAAGTCTCAAACAAGTGGTGAAGTTGACCCTAAATATCAAACATTTGATAACGCTACCCAGGCTATTAACTATGTAATTAACAACGGTACTCTATTTGAAAGTTTCTTAGCTAAGCGATTAAAGCCTTTTCTTAAAGGTGTTAACTTGTTTGTTATTAACTCAGCTAAAGAAGTACCCGAGAGTATCCGCACTAACTTTGAAGGTGCTAATGGTCTTTATGCAGCTACAGAATTAAATGGTCAATCCTTTAGAACTATTTACTTACGGGGTGAAGGTTTCTATAACTCTAAAGATTACCAAGGTACAAACAATACTGTCTTCTTACACGAAGCCCTACATGCTGCAGTCAATGCTCGTATTGATGAATGGAGAAGTCTATTAGACGCTGGTAAACCAATTCCACAAAAGCTTGGTGATGCTATCTATGGGCTAATGACTGTAATGCAAAATGCAAGTCGTGAGTATGCTTATCAGACTTTAACAGGTACAGCCAATATTGACCCGCGTATTGCACAACTTTTTACAAGTGAAGCTGAAGGCGGTATTCAGATTTATGACGACCTTAAAGAATTTGTTGCCTACGGCTTAACTGAAGATGCTATGCAGCAGTTTTTGTTACAGACTAAAGGCGAGATTATTCCTGAGCAGCCTGGTAGATTTAAGTCTTTATTTAATCGTTTTGTTCGTTCAATCCGTGAGCTATTTGACATGGATGAGTCACATCAATCTGGATTGCAAGATTTAATTGTGCTTACAGAAGGGTTGTTGAAGTATGATGCCCAGCTACAAGAAGAACCACAAGTATCTGCGGCTCGTCAAAAGAAAGCCAAAGCGGAGAAGATTAGCCAAAACGTTAAGAAGGTCATGCTTAGCCAAAAGATTCATGAGATTACTGAAGGTCTTGGTGGTCTTATTAAAGATGGTCACGAGTTCCAAGACTATGTTGACTTCTTAAAAGCTAAGTACAAAGGCATGTCTGAAGATACTATTAAGACCGAACTTCTTGTTCTACGCACCTCTGACATCATTCGTTGGGTAGGCGATAAGATTCCTGGTCTGGAAGAAATTGATAAGTTTACTCAAAAAATGGTTGCGTTGCGGGCAAACATGCTGGAAGCTTATTCTAAAAAGACCGATGCGCTATCTAACTTTATTGTAAGAAATAAAGGTAGTGATAAGTTGTTGGGTAATGCAATGCATCTTGCTCGTTTAAATGGAGTTACACCAGATGCACACCCTACCGCTGTTGCCGCTGTTGCCGCTGACCCCAAGATTCAAGCTTTAGAAGCGCAGATTAAAGACCCAGCTACGGACCCAATTAAACTACCGAGCTTGACAGGTCAAAAAACTCGTCGCATGAACGAAATTCAAGTTGTATACGACGCATGGGAGCAGCTTGGTAAGATTAAGGGTGGCCATGAGATGTATCAGATGGTTCGTCAGTTCTATAAAGATAACTACAACCTTACACGTCATTTACTTGATGAGCGTATTGAACGCCTACAAGAGCTGCCCGGTGATGTTGCAGATGAGAAGACTCCTAAAGGCCAGTTAATGGCTGAGATTCGTAAGATGCAAGAGAAGGATGCTATTAAAGAATACTTCCCATTGATGCGCCATGGTGCAGTTTGGTTCCGTGAGGCTGGTAAAGATGGTGGATTTATTTTGTTTGATACCCCATCTGACCGTGAGCTGTACACAATTAAGCGTGCTAGAGAACTAGGTAAGACTCCTGAAGAACTCTTTAATGACCAAACATTTAGCTCTGGTAATGACATCTCCTCTTTACGTCGTACAAACCAGCGTGAAAGCGGCATGTTGAAAAGCATGTTTGAGATTGTAGACAAAGCTAAGATGGATGAAATATCCTCTGAAGAACTCAAAGACCAGTTATATCAAACATGGTTAATGACTCTACCTGAGTCTAGTATCCGTAAGCAGTTCTTGCACGCAGAGAATGTATCAGGTTTTAGTGCCGACATCTTCCGCAACTTCACTGAGTCCGCTAACCGTATGGCTAGCCAAATCCCACGTCTCAAATATGCAGACCAAATGGAGTCAGAGATTACTCGTGCTAGAGATAGCCTTGCGGGTAACCCAGACCAAGCTAAGTTAGGTTTATTTGTAGATAGAGTTGGCGCTAGAGCAATTGAGCAATTAAATCCACCAGCACCTAATAAGCTTTCTTCTTTAGCTACTCGCTACGCATACTATATGTTGTTGACTGGTGCCGCATCTGCAGCTGTTCAGTTAGTGGCTGTTCCTGTAATGATTTACCCCGTTATGGCCGCACGTTATGGCATTGGTAAAGCTTCTGCTAAGTTTGTTGCATATTCAAATATGCTCAATAGTATGGGTCTTAATATTAAAGAATCCCCAGAGACAGTGTTTGGTCACCACATGCCTAACATTGAAGCGTCTGTTGCAGATTCTGCACGTATCAAGAACAACCCTACTCTATCTAAAGCCTATGCTGAGCTTAAAGAGCGTGGCTTGTTTGCATTTACAGAAAATAACCTTCTTTCCCAGCGTGGGCGTACTCCATTAAACTCTACGCTTAGCGGCCCTAAGAAAGCCCTACGTATGACTGCAAACATGATGTCTGGTTTGTTTAGTGGCTCTGAGCGTATCAGCCGTGAGATTGGCTCGATGATGGCGTTTGAGTTGCACTATGAAAAGACTAAGAACTTTGAAGAGTCTATTGATAAAGCTGTTGCTGCTGTGCAAGATAACATGGGTCGCTATGATGCAATGGAAAGACCTGAGCTATTCAAATACTTACCAGTAATCTCTCAGTTCAAGATGTATGCAATGAACATGACTTCATTCTTTATTCGTCATTCATATAACTCAACCAAAGTAATTAGTGACCCAGCCTTAGCCAAAGAAAGCATGAAGATTCTTGGTGGTGTATTGATGATGGGCGCTATGTTCCACGGCCTCAAAGGTATGCCACTCTACAGTACTGTTGGTGCTATGGTAGAAGCCCTAAGTGACTTGGGTGAAGATGATGAAGAGAAGCGTAAACGTCGTGCCAAGAACCCATTAGTTGCACAGAATTCTGACTTACGTTTCCGTCAGTTCTTGAACGACAACTTTGGCCCTGTTGGTGCTGATATGCTTTACAGCGGCCCTATATCTTCTGCAACTGATATTAATATTGGCTCTAAGACTTCCTTTGATAATATGTGGTTTCGTGGTGGTAAGCCAGCTAAAACTAATCAAGAAGCCTTTAACAACTTCGTATTAGCTAATATTGGTCCAGCAGTGTCAGGAATCATTGGGCAAGCTGGTGCGTTTGACGACTTTGAGAATGGTCGCATTGAACGTGGTTTAGAGAAGATGCTCCCTGCTTTCTTTAAGAATCCTTTAGTTGCTGCACGTTTTGCAATGGAAGGTGTTAAGACTAAAGCTGGCGATACAATTATCGAACCTAAAGATGTCACTGCTGCTAATATCATTGCACAAGCTGCGGGTGCTGCACCTACTAGGGTAGCTAGACAACAAGAATTAGGTTATGAGCTTAAGGGTGAGTACGTAAAAGCTGAGCAGGAAAGAACTAAGATTCTGCAACGTTTGAATGACTCTATCTTGAACAAGACCTTTACTGGTGATAAGAAAGATGTTCAGCCCGCACTAAATCAGATTCGTCAATTCAACAACAAGTATCCTATGGAGAAGTTAATGATTGATGCAGATGCTATTCAGAATACTCTGGACTCAGCATTGAAGGCACGTGCTCTAACTTATAAAGGCACTCGTATCCCAACTGAAGATTTGATTCCCTACTTTATTCCTGTACTAAACCAAGGCAGGAAGTAAAAAANCCCCGCACTAGGCGGGGACAAAGAGGGGAGGAAGGAGCTATCTTCCAAGGAAAAGCAGACGTGGTCTGCCCCCGTAGTATAGCTTAAACTCTCCAGACACGGACTCCTCTGATGCCTTCTTCGATGACAACTTGCATCAAAATTAACATCTTTAATCTTTTTGCAACACGCCCTATATCCTGCTTAGCTTGCATGCAATTCAAAGCTGGGACAAAGAACGACGTTCCTGGCTTAAAGTTCTTCCAGTTAATGTTATAACTCAGTCGGCCTACTCGCATGCTCTATCTCCGGTGCAATTAATCCATCCATATCCAACAAACCACTAGAGCAATCAAACGCTAGGGTTGCTACTGCAGGGGAAGTAATCTTCATCCCTTTGGACATACGCTTATTCATAGACCCTTTAAAGAATCCACGGGTTTCTAACTCTTTCAGGGTGTCCTTATAGTTAGTCTGACGCTCCACGCAATCATGCTTAAACTCACGGGTAATCATATACATCATCTTGGTATCAGGCTCATAACGGATAAGCAGTTCACCCTTAGGTTCTAGTGTCGGCAATGAATGCACGGCAGTACGCTTATCTGCATCTGCTTTTACCACTAGGATGTTCTGCATATGGCGGTTGATATAGTCACCAATTGTGGCTACTGCATTTTCTGCGGGGGGTTTAATCTCCTCACGCATCCCTTGGATAGTCTTGCAAGTCCACTTATATAGCTCAGCCATATCATAGTCATGTAACCCAATACGTTTGGCAATAAGGCCACCAGCTATATTACAAGCTGCCACAGCTGACCAGAAACGCTCGGGAGGGGTAAGCCTTAACTCGGTATCAATACGGCGCTGGATACTCAAAATAGCCTCTACAGCTTCCTCTAAATTGTTAATCAGCCATTGGATATACATATCCCCAGCATGTCCGTAATTCTCTTTAAGCTGGCGGTCAAATAAACGCTTGCCATCCTCAGTAGATATTACGTTGGTAGGAGGTATTGTGTACTCAAATAGGCGTAACATCTCTGCGTTTGCACCTGCTTTAGCACTACCCAATTTCTCGTAGAAGGAAGCGTTAGCACTAGCCAGAGAAATAGTCTGCCAAGTAGTGTTGTTTTCACGCAACTTATTAGAGGCCCCTTCCATGCGGTCCTTAGCCCTACCTTGAGACATACCATAAGCTAGGTCAGAGAAGTCTGCAGGGGTAATATTGGTAATCTCGTCAATGGTATATGGCAGGTTGTTCATTACCCCCAAGCGCTGCATCTTAGCGTTGTTTGTATCCTTCCAAACTGAAGACAAAGACTCAGGGTGGCCATAGACGCTGTTGCACATAAACAAGGTAGTTGACTTACCAGTACCACCAAACTTATAGATGACGTTAATGATTGCCCCTTTAAGTCCAGTGAACTTAAACAGCGGAGCACCAAAGGCAGTCAGTGCAGCAAATGCATGAGGTTCTAACCCAGGCAACGCATACATATTAAATACTTCACGCCATTTATCATACGTACCATGGGGTACCATATGCTGTGCAATGGCCCTAGTTTCAGCAGATGCTGGACTTCCATAAGTACCGTCCTTGCTAATCTCCCTGTCACCGATGATGAACTTACTTTCTTTTTCAGCCCATCCAAATTGTGTTCTCATAACTTCTGATTTCCTTTTATATTGCAGATTCTTAACAAAGGCCATAACAAACATGGCTAGATGTTTCATCTGTGTTTGAGTACATGCAACCCCTTTTGTGGCTAGCTCTTTTTTTAATTCCTCAGGTGCTGCTATTGTGGCTAGTGGTACAACAAACTCTTTCATGCCATCATGCGGCAGGATTAACCTCATTAAAGCGCACATACCAGCAGCTGGGTCCATCATTAACTTAAGTACGTATAAGTCATGCTCGTATACGCAAATGGGTTCAGCTTCATCACCAACTGGGGGTAAGAAAATACCACCAGTAGCACCACGCAAGTATGGCTTCGGATACTCAGGGATAACTTCTACAACCCCTTCTTCCACTTCAACTTCGTTATCTTCAAACTTAGCTTCGTTAATCTCTGAACTAAGTGCAACTGGTCCAGTGATTTTGCCTTTCCATTTGCAGCCATCACAACCGCCTGGATTATGTTTCTCAAATGTTGCACAGGTATGAGGGCCACCCTTACCTTCTTTTTGTTGGGTAGCTTTAGCCTCGGTAGTGTTTGCATCATAGTCAGGGTGTTGACTAGACATCATATGGATAGCCATCTGCCTATCAACGCATACATTAGCTACAGTTAGCGCGGACCACCATAAAGGTTCACTAATCGAGTCTTGATTCTCATAAGCATAGTTAAGTTGCTGACAACCATTCTCACCACGAATCATGATGTTCTTAAAGCGTTGAATCTTGTTACCTAATAAAGACTTTGTGAACTCATTAAGCTCACCAGTACTAGGTGCAAACTCTATGGGTGCTACCTCAGTAACACCTAATATCTCCTTAAACCTATCAAACTCAATAGGCGCACCTTCCATCACAATGGATACTGGCAGTGCAGGAGTTTCTTTAAAGTTAAAAGTTCCAGGAATCCGTAAGACTCTAGATGCTTCAAACACGGATGGGTCTACATAAAAGTTTTGTTTAACACACAGGTCTCTGAAGCGTTTAGCTACAGGTTCCCAAAGGTTCCGTGAAACAGATTCTGTTAGTGGCCAGTAGACATGTAAGCCTCTGCCTGAATCAACAACAATTGGCTGTGGTAAGCCGATAAGGTCACAGAACTTCATGAGTTCTTGCATACCTGTTGCTTGGTCAATATAACCGTCAGGTCTTCCAGTTTTTTGATTTACTTCTGCTTTAGCTTCGCCGCAATCTATATCCAACCAGAATGCTTTAAGCGCTTTCACATTATCTTGTTCTCTGTTTTCACCAGTTTCAAACTTAGCAAGCCCAAAGAATACGTTGCGTTCTTCTGCAACAAACTTTTCTGTTATTTTATTTACTTCTTCACGTGTCTGTACTAGCTTTTGTCTTACAGATTTCCCTTTAATTCCAAGTACAGCAAACCATCCCTCTTGGGGAAGCACTGTATCTAAAAGGTCAATCGTTGTCATATATCTTCCAAAGACGAGTCATCGGGGGGGATTGGTTACCCCCCTGAATGAGTTAAAAACAATTAAATTTAAAGCTGGTCTAATAAACCTTGTATTGCAGGTTCGTATACTTCTTGTGGGTCATGTAGTCCCGTGAACCAATTATATACAGTCATGCGACTAACCCCGATAATTTTGGCAACTTGTGATACGGAAATACTGCAGCGTATGCACTCCTTACCGAGGATAACCCCAAGCTTCTTTTTATCAGCTTGTTTGTTTAACTGTACCAGCTTAACGCTGTAGCCTTGGCTCATTACTCTACAGCACTCCACGCATTGATTACGTCACCAAGACTTTTCTTACCAGCTGGCGTAACCTCAACTTTTTTAGTGACACGTTTTACTGGCTCAGAAACTTCTTCATCAGGTTCCATTTGTGTAACAGGCTTCGCTACTGGAGCTGCTAATGTAGGCTTCTTAACACCATCAGTTTGTGCAACTGTTAAAGTAATTGCATTCTTAGCTTCTAGTGAATCACCAGCTGCTGATGCTAACAACCATTCTTCTTCATTGATATGGCGCACTGGGGAGAACAATAGTTTAGGTGTATCACTATCTGTATCCAAGCTAATCTGAGTAACAATTTGATTAATGTTACGACCATTACCAGCGATGAATTTGATGTAGCTTTCAAACGGATGTAAGTTACCTTCGCCTTTACCAAAGATAGAAGTAGATGGGAGTTGCAGCTGATATACATCACCAGTTGGGTCACCTTCTAAAACTACAGCAATCTTACGGGTATAACGACATGCACGGGAATTGCCATTGCCTGAACCAGCGATGTTCTGTGGGCATGCTGCGCATGAGTCGCTTTGCTTGCCTTCATCTTTAGTATCCGGATGTACACCATCATTAGATACGCAAGTAGGTGGAACGATTGCATTTGGGTCATACTTACCAGCGTAGTAAATACGTGATACGCCACGAGCTGCATTAACAATGATTACGTTCAATTCACGACTAGTAATCTTGCCAACTTCTTCGCCACCTACAATCTTACGGAATACACCGCCACGGATTGAGATACGCTTACCACCACCAGCAGCTTTACCTGCAAGAGATTTAGTTAAATCGTTAAGGCCATTAGCACCTTGTAGGAACGATGGTACTTCTTGGTTAAATACAGAAATGTTAGACATTTGTTGCTTCTCCTTTTTTCAAGAACTCTAAAAACACTGCCGCTGTTTTTGTAAGTACCGCTGGGTCTGTGTTTGTTTCATGCGCTTGGACTGCTAAGCTTAAAGAATTACCACGCATTTGTAACTCTAATTGAGCATTCTTTTGCACATCTTCATAAGCCTGTTGTTGGGCTTGTTGGATTGCTTGGTTCATTGCTGCTCTTGTTGCTTGCTCTGGTGTTGCTTGTTGTGCTTCTGACATACTAGCTCCTTCTAACTACCACGGTATATTTTCTATCGACCTGAACTCCCGCTGGCATCAGTTCAGGATTTTCTTCTAAAAACTGCTTCATGTTTGCTTGATGAATACGTTGTTCTAACAAACCTAAAGCATCATGCTCTTTAATAAATTGGTGCATTGACTCCCAGTCGGTAGACCAGTAGCGTGTAGATACCTTACGGATAATTGTCCCTGATGCAGTCTTAATACTACTTGCATCTTGGTCCTTACATAGCTCCAACAACTGCTCCGAAATCATATCTAATTGCTCTTGGTACTCTGCCAACTTTGACTTCATTTTTTCTTCTTCGGCTTGCTTGGCATCACGAATCTTAATGTAGATATTTGCAAGTTTTTCCGCTGACATTTGTTCCATTACATACTCCTTTTCGAGCTGTCAGTATAACACATTTCTTTACTCTGTCAAACTATTATTCTATTTCTTGTCTGTATAAATCAATCAATCTAGTGTGATTGTCGATGTTATTGTTCAACATCTTGTACAACTTAGCTTCTACTTCGCTACCCTTAATATGCACGATAGTCATAGGGTTCTTTTGGCCAGGACGGTTGATACGAGCATTAGCTTGTAGATACGTTTCTACACTCATTACAGGTGCATACCAAATGATTACGTTTGCAGCTGTTAGGGTTAACCCGTGTGAGGCTGCCTGAGGCTGAATGATAAGTACTTGAATATTATCTGTATCTTGGAAGTCTTGAATGATTGTATTACGTCTTGCTACTGGAACTTGCCCGTTGATTGTATCGTTGCTAATCCCATGCTTGGTTAAGTAAGCCCGCAGTAACTCGATGGTATGCGTGAAAGGTACAAACACTAGAACTTTGTGGGATGCCTCATCAATAACTTCTTTAACTACCTGTAAGCGATTGGATACATCGAACTCTACAACTTCTTTAGTATCGGTATATACCGCACCACCTGAAATTTGTAACAGCTTATTAATACTGGTTGCTGCATTAGCTGAACTGATTTCCTCTCCAGCTGCTCTGATAATCATATCGTTCTTAAGCTTCTGGTAATACTTGTTCTGTTGGGGAGTTAATGGAGCATCACGTTCTACAAAGGTTACATCAGGTAAGTCTAAGCATTGGCTTTTCTCAAAGCGGATTGCTGGTTGTAAGGCTTGATGTACCACATCCTGTGCATTGGCTTTTGGAACCCAGCGATACATACCAACTTTATACATAACTTGGTCACGGAAAGCACCATAGAATTTAGGTACATTGTCGGGGTTGATTAGCTTAGCTAGACCATACGCATCAACTGGAGATTGTGCTGCTGGAGTACCCGTAAGCATCCATAGACCTTTAATCTCTTTGCAAAGGTCACGAAGAATTTTCCAGCGTTCTGTTGTTGGGTTTTTGTATGCACTTGCTTCATCTACTACGATTAGGTCAAACCCACCAGCTGCTATTACATCTTGCACAATAGCTAGCCCATCAAAGTTAATGATGACAAACTCAGCACCGCTATCAATAATCTTGGCACGCTTCTTCTTATCACCATAGGCAATATCACAGGAGCGATGGCATGCAAACTTAAAGAGGTCGTTCTGCCATGCGGATTTCATAATAGACAGAGGACATACAATTAGTACACGCTTAACTACACCTAAGTTCATTAGGTAGTCAGCTGCCCATATAACGGATGCGGTCTTTCCCGTACCTTGCTCATTAAATACAAAAGCCTTAGGTCGTTCTGAAAGGAAAGCTGCTGTTACTTTTTGGTGATTGAAAGGTTTGAATTGTCCTGGCCAGTTATAGTCGGTATCAATTTGCGCCATTTTTTGGTTTGTTTTTCTTAATTGTGTGGTCTGAGTTTCTGCTGAAAGAACGGTTTGCACTTGCGGATTTAACCCGCAGATTGCCTTCAGAGTTTGCACCCCCCTTACTAAGGGGCTTGATATGGTCAACATCTTTTCCATCGCCTTTAGTTACTTTCCCTTTTTTAGCTAGAACTGCACGGGCCTTATTACGGGCCTCTCTATTTTTAATTTGCTCAGGCGTATCTTCGTACGCTGCTGCGTTTTTATATTTGCGGTCTGCTGGGTTCTTGTAAGGCATTGGGAGTTCCTTCAATTCGTCGGTCTTCGGGGGGAAGTAAGCTTCCTAAATTATGGGTGTTTAGGGCTGCATTGTCAAGTCCAAACTCCTCAGGGGTAGACTCCCATAAAGGTCTACGATGCTCTTCTGCGGTGTTCTTCATAATCTTACCCACAGTTATAGCGACTTCCATTAGTAGGGCTTCTTTTTCACGGGATATTGCTGCATGAATTTCCTTACCTACGATGTTAATTACTACTTTTTCTACAATACGGGCTACTCGTTCTTTTAGTTTATCTTCCAAAATTAATGCTGAATCTAATGCTTGTTGGTCTAACTCTTCCATTTTCTTATCCTTTGTTCATTTGGTTATTCATAAAGTTTTTTAGGGTTTGTTGAAAGGTATAGTCCCATTCCGCCCCAATAAATATATCTTTTCTTAATTGGCCGACAATACTAGCCATAAATGAGCCGTCCATAAAAGCTTTCTTTATTTCTTCACGAATTAACTGTTGTACGTTTTCTTCCAGTTTTATTTTTGCGGCAGCTACTGTTGCTTCCTCATCATATTCTTCTACCATGATTTCTTTTCCTTGTAATGTACGCATGTTTTAACAGGACACCAACCACATAATGGCCCTGATACTGGGTTCCAAATACCACTATCCATCGCACCTTGTAGGCGCTTTAAGTCGGGTTCTACTGACTGCAAATACGCTAGCTTATGCATAGAGCTATGCTCTTTCTTAACAAACTCCTTACTTACTACGAATATCAGAGCAGACTTAATCGTAAGCACTTCTGGAAACTTTAGAAAGACTGCACTAGCCATGTAATCTAACTGCTTAGTATCGGCATACTTTGCATTTTTACTGGTTTTGTAGTCAACCAAATAGGCTTCATCCCCGTTAACAATAAGTAGGTCAGCAATACCATGCCACCAATACTTAGGGTCGGCAAACTCACAGCTAATGTATTTACCATCTGAAGTCTTCTTAATCCCTAGCTCAATCTCACAATACTTATCCCCAGGGATAGCTTTCAAAGCATCTAAGGTTTCCAATACATAAGAGTATTTCTCAGGTACGGGTGTGCCTTCTTTAATATAGTCTTCCGCAGCTTTATGGACTTCCTTGCCGTAGATGGTATGCACCGTATCTTCTTGCTTAATATCCTTAGCAATCTTTAAGTGGTAATACTTCTTAGGGCATTGTTGGAAAGTCTTTAAACTACTATAAGACCACGTTACTTTATCGGCCATTTGGCCCCCAATATGCTGGTGGTAGTGGCTGAGTAGGGGACATAACTACTGCTTGCCCTAGATACTGTCCATTAGGCCCTGTATAAACTGTTACTTGCTGGGCACGAACACCACAAAACCAAAGAATTAAAGACATAATTGCGATTGAATAAATAATCCATTTAAGCATTTTTCAAACCCTCCACATATTTACGTAGTTCTTCTGTTGGCATGTAATGAAACAACACCGAGCCATCAGGTAGTATTTCGTAATCAGGAGCATCAGCACCCGATAATTTAAAAGCTTCTAACCCTTGTGTAAGAATCTCTACTAATTCTTGCCGTTCTAATGCACTCATCTTGCCTCCATAAATAGACCAACATTACCTAGGGAATACCCTAGGAATGCTATTGATAAACCAACCTGACCTTTGATATATAGGTCAACCGCTACAACTAGGTACACCACACCAATTACTGCAATTAACCAACTACTCATTTGGCTTTCCTCTTTTCCTTTTTTATTTGAGGTCTGAACTCAAAGTTAGCTACTCTATTAAACTCAGGTACATCACGGGGTAATAAACGTAATACATCTAAAACAACATCTTCTAATACTTTACGCATCCCTTTTTTCACTTACCTTCCTTATTCTTTTAACCGCAGCAATACCTTCTTCTTTTGGTTTACGGGCTTCGAGCATATCATCTGCTATTTGATAAGCTAAACGTGGGATTTCTTGTTTTGTATAGTCTCCATTCATAATCCACCCAGCCATAGCAAACATCGCAAAACAATCACGTAAGTCGTTATCATTCATGATAAACACCACCTTCTGCTGTACGTATTGCGTTAGCTAGAAGCTTAACTTCCACATATAAGTTATATAAAGCCATAAATGCTTCGTCTGTGCGTCTATCGTTCATTAGTATTTCAACATCATGTAACAACCGCTTAGAACGCAACAAGTATTCTGAATAATCAACCATTTTCTTTCCCTATAAAATCAATATCAACTTCTTCACTGTAATACCCATTTGATTCCCCCCACCAACGAATATCTACATAACCTTTAAGTGTAGTGAACTTATAAAAAGTCCAAGTAAAGCTATCGGGTTCGTAGCTTGGCATCTCAAGGTCAACTTTGGGGTTTTCTTTAGACTGTACTTTTTCTGCTATCAGTATGGGTGTTTTAACTAGTGCTTGTAAGTCCCCTACTATGCTTTCAATATGCACATCTTCACAACAATCTGAATGGTGGTTCATTCTATAAATACCATCATCATTTTCAAACTCAATAGCTGTATCACCAATCTGCTCAACCCTAAAAAACTTTTTGTCCACTAGGTCTTTAATATTAACAGTCTCCATAAGTCCTCCCTATTCCACTTTCACAATTCAAAGGCAAGTCCTGTGCCCACTTAGGTCGCATCCTCATGCACATCTCAACAAACTCTTGGCCTGTTTGAGCCTCGCTATCGGGGACAATACACGCAACCGCATCATGCACAGTCATTACCACTTTATATTTTCTAGCAATCATGAGCATCTGCTCACCCACAATGATACGGGCTAAGGCTTGGCACACATTCTCAACAACTTTCCCGCCGTAAATTCGATTAGGGATAGTGGTTTTGCCACGCTTGGTGTCGTACACATATTCATCTTTCCCATCGTCGTTGGTCTGCTTGCGTAGATTAGGATACTTAATATACAAACCATTAGGAAGACGAATACCTTTTTTACCTTCAACATATAACACTCCTTCTCTACCAAACTCACAGCTTGAATCATTAACGATTGCATCTAGTACCTTAGCCGCTTCTTTCCAAAGTGAAGGTATGCAAGGATAAGTTTCCCGATAGACTGAGACAATACGACTGGCTTCCCCTTCTTCCACCTCCACGCCAAAAGTCTTGAGTTGGGACGAGAATTTCTTGCTCCCCATGCCGTATCCCGCCCCGAGGATGGTCGTTTTCCCCACGAAGCGTTCATCTTTTGTAATGTCTTTCTCTTCTTTGACGTAGATAGCCGAGGCCATGATTTTATAAACATCTTCGCCGTTTTCAAATGCCTCAATTAAATCCTCCTGTCCAGCTAACCACGCTAGTGTTCTTGCTTCAATTTGTGATGAGTCGCAGTCAATCATCTGATAGCCTTTAGGGGCACGGATTGCATGCTTTAAACGTGAGCCACGACCTAAGTTTTGCATATTAATTTTGTCATCACCACCCCAGCGCCCTGTATGAGCCGCATAGTAACGTAGTGGGATAGGCATAACTCCACGCTCAGCAATACCTAAGAACCTTTGAGTTCTTGTTTCTTCTATCGTAGACTTAACACCAAGACGAGCTGATGCTAATGCTTGCACTACTGGGTTATCATGCTCTAGTAAGGCTTTAAATCCTTCATCTGTCTTAGCAAACGCCCATGCTTCTTTACCAGTAGTAGCACTAATCTTGCGTGGGGGTTCAACTCCAAGGGCTTTTAACAGTTCAGAGAACTTATCGTTGCTCATTATCTGTTCTCGGTCTGCCTCAACCCACTCCATTAGGTCTTCTTTTTTCTTTTGCACATCGCTTAGGTGAGCTAGTAAAACATTAGTATCCAACTCCAGTACAGGCTCGCTGAACATCTTAATAGTTAAGTCAATGAGTTTTAACTCAAATGTCGGGAACTCTTGCATTAACTCTTGGAATAGGGCATAGGTAAGTTCCACGTCATTGATACAGTATTCGCCATATTTTGAAAGTTCCTCTGGTGCAAAATCTAATCGGCGTTTACCCTTAGCATCTAGGACTTCTGTACCTTTAACGCCTAAGCCATAGTAAGTGGCTAAAGCGGCAAGACTACCACCAACTTCGATAGTATGTATTGCACGAGCCATTGAAAGAGTGTCCAACCAAGCAGTAGGCTTAATACCAAAAGTCCAAGAAAGTATAGCAGCGTCAAACATTGCATTGTGAGCAAGCGCCAAAGAATTTCCCCAATCAAATTGCTCAAGAAATTGGCGTGTCTTTTCTTTTGTTCCTGAGAACCATTGTGTTTCTTCATCATTTACCTTTACGGCTACGCCGATAACTTCAAACTCATTGCCACGCACATACTCCTCTGTTGTCATCTTTGATAGAGAATATGTTTGAGAATAAAAACTCTCAAAATCCAAACAGATAATATTCAAAGCGATTTTTCCTGAGCAACAGAAACAGCATCATAAACTTGTCTAGCTACACTTAAAACATAACTAATATCGTTTACGCTTAACTGCCCCATAAGATGTAGTATTTTCATTACAGCTACATCATTATCTAATGTCTGTGGTTTAACTATTGTTTCAATCATTTCTCTTGTGCCTTTTTTAAAAATGCTTTAATAAAGTCAAATGTAGTGCAGTTATTAACACCCATAGACTTATGCGTTTCTTTAATCAAAGCAGCCAATTCCTCATCTGTTATTTCGTAAAGATTCA